ATCGTATTATGAGCTAGCTTATCTAATTTAATTTTTGAAAGGGGTATCCTATGGCATTTCAAGTCTCACCTGGTGTACAGGTAAAAGAAATTGACTTGACTAATGTAATTCCGGCAGTATCTACTTCAATTGGCGCAATGGCTGGAGTATTCCAGTGGGGTCCGGTTGATGAAGTAAGAACTATTAGCTCGGAAAAGCAATTAGTTGAAGTCTTCGGGAAACCAAACTATTATGACGGTACATACGTAGATTTCATGAAGGCAGCACAATTCCTTCAGTATGGCAATACATTACGTGTCGTTAGAGTAGAAACTGGTAACCTAAACGCGGCCGATAGTGGCACCGGCGTTCAAGTAAAGAACGACGACCACTTCGAAACAGTAACATTCACAAATACAACTTTAGTTGCAAAGTATCCAGGCGTACTGGGTAATTCTCTATTAGTAAGTATTTGTCCAGCAAACTCAACAGCATTCAATGCTTGGGCTTATAAGGGTCAATTTGATTCAGCTCCTGGCACATCTAATTTTGCAGCAAACGTCGGTGGTTCAAACGACGAAATGCATATTATCGTTGTTGATGAAGACGGTGCAATCACTGGTGAAACAGGCACTGTTCTTGAAACATTTGCATTTGTCTCGCAGGCGCTAGACGCTAAAGCAGATGATGGTACAAACAATTATTGGATTGATGTGTTAAATACACAATCACAATATGTATGGGGTGTAGGTGCTCCTTCATCATTAGCAGACTCTGGTGACAGTGCAGCTGGTACAGCATTTACTACAGTAACTGCAGCTATCACTTCTTCTCTATCAGGTGGTGTTGATGATAACACTCCAACAGTTGGTGAAGTAACAGCTGGATTTGACAAGTTTGAAGATGCAGAAACAATTGATGTTAACCTCATCTTAGGTGGTTGTGCTCCTGAGGGTGGTGACAATGTTACTTATGCAAACGCTCTAATTGCTATTGCAGAAGGTCGTAAGGATTGCGTAGTATTCCTTTCTCCTGCTATCGCAGAAACAGTTGGCAACGCAACTGCTGCAGCTGATGTTGTTACTTGGGCAGACCAACTAACTTCATCTTCATACACAGTTATCGATTCAACTGCTTTATACGTTTACGATAAGTATAACGATCTGTATTACTGGATCCCTGCTGCTGGTGCAGTTGCTGGTCTATGTGCTAATACAGACAATGTAGCAGATGCATGGTTCTCACCTGCTGGATTCAATAGAGGTCAAATTCTTGGTGTAACTAAGATTGCTCTTAATCCTAAGCAAGCTGAGAGAGATGATCTCTACAAGGCTCGTGTAAACCCAATCTGTTCTTTCCCTGGTGAAGGTACAGTATTGTATGGCGACAAGACTGCATTGGCTAAGCCAAGTGCATTTGACAGAATTAATGTAAGACGTTTATTCATCGTTCTTGAGAAGGCTATTGCAACAGCTTCTAAATACCAATTGTTCGAATTCAATGATGAGTTCACTAGAGCAATGTTTAGAAACATGGTTGAGCCATTCCTAAGAGATGTTAAAGGTCGTAGAGGTATTACAGATTTCCTAGTAGTTTGTGACGAGACAAACAATACTGGTGAGGTTATTGATACTAACCGCTTCGTAGCGGACATCTACATTAAGCCAGCACGCTCTATTAACTTTATCACATTGAACTTTATTGCTACTCGTACTGGTGTTGAGTTCTCTGAGATTGTAGGTCAATAAGGAGGTAGAAAATGGCTATTTTAGGCGTAGATGATTTTAAATCCAAACTAATTGGTGGCGGTGCCCGCGCCAATCTGTTTAAGGCTACAATTAACTTCCCAGGTTATGCTGGTGGTGATGTTGAGTTGACCTCATTTATGATCAAGGCAGCACAGCTTCCTTCATCTATTATGAATCCAATCACTATTCCATTCCGTGGCAGACAGCTACAGATTGCTGGTGATAGAATCTTCGAACCATGGACTGTTACAGTAATTAACGATTCTGGTATGGAAGTTCGTAACGCATTTGAGCGTTGGATGAATGGTATCAACCAACATAACGCTAACACTGGTTTAACTAATCCAACTGATTATCAAGCTGACATGATTATTGAGCAGCTTAATAAAGCTGGTGAAGTTACTAAGCGTTATGATATTCGTGGAACTTTCCCAACTAATATCTCTGCAATTGAAGTATCTTACGATGCTGAAAACACAATTGAAGAGTTTGCAGTTGAGCTACAAGTTCAGTACTGGGAGTCAGATACGACTTCATAAACGAGTATAAATATGAATACGGGGACCTTTTTTAGGTCCCCATTATATTATTATAATAGGACTTTATATGGCAGACGATAGAAATCTAACCTTATTTGGTTATGAAATAGTAAAGAAATCCAAGAAGAAAGAACAAGAGGATGCTAAGAAGCGTTCATTTGTTGTTCCTATGGATGACGACGGCACAGCTCAGGTTGCTGCTGGTGGTCACTATGGACAGTTTCTTGATCTTGATGTTTCTAAGGCTAAAGATGATCGCGATCTTATTCGCAGGTATAGAGATGCAGCTGCCCAACCTGAATGTGACGCTGCTATCGAAGATATTGTAAATGAATCAATCGTTTCAGATGAAGACAGTGGTCCAATTGCACTTGTTACTGATGACTTGGAAGGTGATAAACTTAAGAAAGTATTACAGGAAGAGTTTGAACAGATAACAAAACTATT